ATGACTGACTGGCTGTCCGCGTCCGGCGCGGCCGAGTACGCAGGCTGCCACGTCGAGACGGTGCGCGACGCACTGCGCGCTCAGGAGCTCAGGGGCGTGCAACGAGTCAAGGCCGGCACCTGGCGCACCACCGCCGAGTGGGTCGACACCTGGCTCGGCCTTGACTCCCCCGGCGCCTAGGCGACGGCGGTCCAGTAGAACGCCGCGCCCCGGTTCTGGATGAGCGGAATGTCCTTCACGTCGCTGCGGTAGCAGACGACGATGAAGCTGTCTGAGTTGCGCTCGGCGATCACCTCGTGCTGCGCCTCGGGGTACTGGCCATTCGCGGCGGTCGTGACGGTAATGCCCTTGGGCACGACGCCGAGACCGTGGCCCACTCGGATCCGGCCCGAGTTGCTGGTCTGCTCGTTTACGAAACCGCCGTCCAGCCGCATCCGCTTCTGGAGCGCGGTCACGTCCTGCATCACGTCGGCGATGTCGTCGCCTCGCTGGTTGTCGTTCTGGTAGCCGAGCTTGCGGTCCTGAGTGGATGCGTAGACGGCGAGGCCGGCTGCCGCTGCTTTGTCTCCGATTGCCAAGGTACTTGTCCTATCCGTTGGCCCAGCTCGAACCGGCTGGGAGGCTGTCCCACGAGAGTCCTGCGGCCTCGTAGGCCCAAGAAGCTGTGGGTATTTGAATGAGTCCGCGAGTGAAGACGCTCATGTCGTCCGCGCCGATCGACCACTGCACGGCCGACACGTAGCCGACCTGCGGGAGGTCGTTCGACGGTGGTGTGATGTCGCCCGTGGGCACAAGGTCGTCACTCGGGAAGAGATCGTCACTCGGGTAGAGCGGCGTACCTACGGGCCCGTCGATGGCGGACTGGCTGGGCAGAGTGGTCGAGATTTGCTGCGAGGGGGTGACGGACCAGTCCTGGCGGGCAGTCAGGTCGAGGGCGTGCCCGCGACCGTTGTTGCGGGTGACTGCATACTTCGCCGCGCCTGGCCCCGGGTACGGGCGGTTGACGCTGAACTTGAAGGGCGACGTGGCACCAGGCAGGGCGAAGGAGTCGAAGGCGGTTCGGGGGCTGCCCTTCCGGTCCAGCCACGAGTACTCGACTACGGCCGCGTCGATAAAGAGCGGGGATCCGTCGATGGCAGTTGCCGATCGGTCGATCGAGTCGTTCGCTCCGTAGATGTTGAAGTCGCTGGCCATAGTGACGAGTCCGGGCGGGTTAAAGTCGTTGTCCACGAGCTGCCAGACCCGCTTCTCGTCGCAGAAGAGGCGAAGGCCCGCCTGGTCGAGGATCGGCTCGAGGAACTCCCAAGCCGACTCCCCCGGGTTCCATACGAGCGAGTCAGTCGAGCGCTCGTATGCCGCGGCCCGGTTCGATGTTGAGCCGCCTGACGTACCGTTCCAGCCGTAGGCGTAGGTGTCGGTGGCGGTCGTGCTGCCGTCGAAATACTCGGGCAAGTAGTCACCCTCGACCAGCATTGCCCCATCGATGTCGAGCACGTTCCCGGAGGCCCAGTTGGTGCCGTTCGGGGCCCAGGTGTCGACGTAGACCGTTGCGGCACCTGCGGGGGCTACGGCGCCGCTGATGGTGAGCCGGTTCCAGGCGAACACGACATTGACGTTGGGCGCGCTGAACGTGTTTGACGAGATGACGGAGCCTGACGAGCTAATCCAGGCAATGCGGATCCGGGTCGGCTGGCCGCCCGATTTGTTCGTGCGAACGTAGACGCCGGCTGAATAGGCGAGGCCAGCGGTAACGCCGGTCTTGGTGATGCGAATGCCGCCCGCCGTGGTCGCGTCGGTGCCGTAGACAAGCCGGGCGTAGCCATTGCCCGCACCGGGCGCTCCCCCGTCCGTCTTCTGCGTCAAGGATCCGTTGGTACCGATGGTGCCGAAGGTCGTTGTGTTCGCGAGGTTATTCAGGAACGACGGGTTTTCGATCTGGTTCGTGACGCTGTAGATCGGGGTGAAGTCGGCGTCGGTCGTGCCGGCTGCCAGGGTGCGCCCGGAGGCGTGCTTGACCATGTAGGCGACGATCGAGCGCACGGATCCCGCTCGAGCGTAGTTGCTCGTGTCTGCAGCGTTTGCGATGAGCCGATCGTCTTGGAGCGTCACATCGTCCGAGGCGATCTTGAGCGTCACTGTGTCGTCGACGTGGCTGACCTGCGAGGAGCGCACCAAGCCATTGAACGTGCGGACCGTGCCCGGTAAGCCGATGTTGGTCTCGGTGGCCGTGAGGGTCACCCGGGGGCTGTTCGTCGGGTTCATCTGGTTGTAGATGGCGGCGCTGGGGCGGGAGACGGTGAGCTCAATGCCCATGTAGGGCTGGGCCCCCTCGTCCAGGCGCACGCTGCCATCGACGATTGAGAGCGGGTACGTGGCGGGGTCGGCGTAGTGGTCCGGGATCTGGTCGACCCAAGCGTTTTCCACCACGGAGACGTCATCGAAGTAGCCCAGGATCCCGGTCTGCGGTGAGTCCAGAGTGAAGCCCATGGAAACGATGGCCTGCGTCTTCGCTGGCACGAACCGTTCCGTCACCAGGCGCATCATCGTGCCGGGCGTGCTGGTCTTCTTGACCGCGACGCCGCCCGAATTCGAGTAGCCGTACGCGCTCATGAAGACCGTGCCGGCGAAGTTGGGGCGGATCCAGACGCCCACGCTGTAGGTAAGACCGGGCGTGAGGTCGTAGATGAATCGCGAGATGTTGTATTGCCGGGTGGTCGAGGTTGAGGCGACGCGGGTGCCTAGGTCGTAGGCCATGGCGCCGCGGCCGGCGTGTGCTGCAGCGCCGTAGCCGAACGCCGTCACCTTCGCGCCGGGCAGGTCGGTGGCGGTGAGGGTCCAAGCGTCGGGTGTGTCGACCGGCGATGCTGTGTCCGCGAACGACTCGAAGTCCTGGCTGTAGACGGTCCTGGCGGGCATCTGCACATCGTGGGCGGGCACGTCGATGCTCCGCACGGTCGAGACGAGCTGGGCGCTGTAGTCGTGGGTACTGATGGTCATGAAGCGACCTCCTGGAAGTCGACCGAGAGGAGCCACGCATCGCGAGTCTCGTCCTCGAGCGCGCGGCCGACAGCGCCACTCACGACGTAGGTCATGGCGACCGACGCTCGGTCGGGATCTGTGAGCTCGAAGAGTCCTGCCGCGGCGTGCAGATCTTCGGCAGTGGCCGAGAGCGACTCGGCGTCCCCGGAGGCAAAGAGCATGGTCAGCGTCCCGCGACGGAGGGAGGCGGGCCGGAGAGTGATGTCGGGGTAGGCGCGCCCGATGACAGAGTGAAAAAGCGTCTGCGAGTCGCGCGTGGATTCGAAGCCTGTTACGAGGTCGGGGGCGATGGCAGTTGCTTCGTCAATCGAGGCAGTCAGTGGCGTGATGGTGGTCATTTGACGCGGACTCCTGAACCGACCGTGGTCGGGATGAGCGAGACAGGGAGGCGGGGCGGGTTTCGTTCGAGGGCGCGGAGATGGGCGGCGAGCTCGGAATTATCGGCCACGAGCTTGACCTTCTGCGTCGCCACGTTTGCGTCGAAGTCCGACTGCAGCTTGGTGTTGAAAGAGGACGATGCGGCGGCGCCTAGGGTGTCCCAAGTGGCCGCGAGCTGGTCTTTCTGCTTCTCGGGTGCCTTGATGAATGCGGCGATAAGCGGGGCCGCGTCGGGGCCGAGGTTCTCGAGGTATTGGATGGCCTTGTCGTGGCCGGCCTTTGCAAGGTCGCCTTGCGCGGTGGCCATGTTCTTCTGGTAGTCGAGGACCGCGCGAGCGTTCTCCTCCATCGCCTTTTGGTAGGCCGTCAGGTTGAACTTGCCGTCTTTGACGTACTTCTCTACGTCCGACCCGGCGGAGGTGAGAGCACCCTGCACGGAGTCGGCGTAGGCCTGCGAGGCCTCGCCTGCGGTCGCGAGGTCGTCGGCGCCGGACGAGTAGTAGTCCTTCGCCGCGGTGGCCGCGTCCTTCTGGGTCTTCTGCACCTCGAGGAGCTTGCCGATGGTCTTGCCCAGCTCGCCCTGCCGTTTGTTCTCGGCCTTGGTGTAGGTGCCGCCGTTCTCGGCAATCTGCTTGGAAAGGCGGCCGAGCTCTTCGCGGGCCTCCTTCAAGGCGGACTTGGTGGCCTTCGCGGAGCCGGCGTTCGCGAGTTGATAGTCCTTCACGTCGACGCCGGCCGCCTTCGCCTCTCGACGGAGGGAAGTCAGGTTGTCTTTGCCATCCTCGGTCTCGGTCGCGAGGGCCCGCATGGCGTCGGCAATGTAGTTGACCGACACCTCTCCGACCTTGCCGGTCTCGATGAATTCGCCAGCAAGGTCAGAGGCGGCTTGCTTGAGCTCGGCGGCGCGCTCTTTGTCCTTCTCCAGGGCCGACGAGATGAGGCCCATGCCGGACGCGACGGCAACACCCGCGAGCACACCAGCCGGACCGAAGCCGGCGAACATCTCGGCGGCGAGACCCTGAAAGCCATCTGCGATCGAGGAGGCCGATCCGTCGAAGCTGGCCGCAACCTCGATGGCGTTCGACCGACCCGACTCGCCAATCTCGTCCAGCCCCTCGGAGGACTCGCGAGCGGCGTGCGTGGTGTTCTCGGAGACAGCACGCGAGCTGCGCGACGAGCCGTCCTCGATCTCTCGGTTCAGCTTCTGGTAGTCGCCGCGCAGATCCTCGGTGGAGCGCTGCTGGTCCCGCATCGAGCGTTCGAGGTCATCGCCCGCTTTGTCCCCGGCCTTGGCCATGTCCTCGAGAACGTCGGCAACGCCGTCGAGCGGCTCGATGACCCCGCTCTTGATGCCGCGCGAGAAGTCGCGGGTGTCGGATGCAACGCCGATGGTGAAGCCCTTGGGCATGATCTATTTCCCTTCGATGACTTCGTGAAGCGTTCGGACGACGGTTTGCGCCCAGAGGGACGCGATGCGGGGAATTACTTCGGCTGCGGCCGGGTAGACCACGTAGCCCTTTCGGTTGCGCGGACGGAACTGGCGTTTGGTGTGACGCTTCTTCGACGTGAGTGTCTGACGGGAGCTCTCGCGATCGGCGCCGAACTCGACCGCGTGTGCGATCTCGTAGGGCTTGGTGCCACCCGCCAGGGACTTGCCGATGGTCGCGGACTTCAAGGTCACGTTGCCCCGGCTAACGGAGACGCGCGCGGTGTCTGACAGCACGCGCGTCTCCATGCGGTTGGTGACGCTGGCCCGGACCGCCTCTTTCCAGACCGGCTCCGCCATTGCGCGCGTCGCCTTGTTGATCTGAGTGGCGATTTCCCGGTCCACGGTCTTGAGGCGCAGGACAACCGCTTGCAGCTCTTTCGAGCCGTGCAGGCTGATCCTGAGCCCCGCCACGGCTAAGCCTGGGTGGTCGTCTTGCGGGGGCGACCGCGCACACCGAGCGACACGGTGCCAACCCCTGTCGAGTCGATAGCGCCACCGATGGAGCCGGGCGTGATGATGATCTGAGCGTCGAAGCCGACGCCGCCGACCTCGGGCTCGAAGTGGACGGCGACCGTCTCGCCCTCGTGGTCGAGTAGGTAGTTCGAGAGGCTGGCCGGGGTATCCCAGTCCTGGGCGTAGGACAGGTTGCAGACCCATGTGGCCGAACCGATCGACGAGAAGACGCTCGAAGGAGTAAGGCCCTTCCAGGTGACCGTGGACGCCGTGGGCACGAACTCGACCGACGAGACGTGAGCCTCGTAGTTGTCGGTGCCGACTTTGAGGTCAACGTCTTTGAGCAGGAACGGTGATACGGCGATGGTGGTCATGGTCGGGCTCCTTTGGCGTCGGTCTTGACGCGCGTAACGGGGATGGAAATGTCGATGTCGTAGGCGAGGTAGGCGTTATCGGCGTTCACCTGGGTTGCCCGGCTCCACTTGAAGTCACGCGTGTCGTCAATAGCCGCGAGAAGGAGCACGAGAGCGTCATCCAACGAGCCTTCTCGGCTGCTCGGATTGTCGGACGGATCCACGATGGTCATCGTGTAGGTCACGAGGCGCTTGCTGTTCGGGGCCTCGGGCATCTTCTCGATGCTCTGAAGCGTGAGGCGCACGGTCGTGCGCGGTAGTTGCTCGAATGCAGCCGTGTAGTCGTACCAATCCCACTTAGCCGGGACGAGCGGCTTGAGTGAGTCGATAACGAACTTGCGGAGGTCAACGTCAGCCGACAACGGGGACACCTCTCTTGGGTCGAACGAGGTTCTTGGCGGCGCCGGAAAGGCTCGGCCACACGGTGACGGAAACGGCGAAGTCTCCCTGGCCCTGCTGGCTCTCGGCGCTCGCCGTGACGGCATTCCAGATGTTTCGGGCCTGCATGAGTTGGGCCCGCTTGAGCGAGAGGCTGTAGGCCTCTGTCTGCGCGAAGGTTGCCGGCGCGTAGTCGAGCACCTGCTGGAGAGAGACCTTTAGGAGCTCGTAGAGGTCTGCGTCCTCGATGCCGTTCGAGCCCTTCCAGCCGATCCGCGCCGTCTCGAGAGTGTGTTCCCAGGTGACCGGGTACTCCGTCTCGACGACAATCGGATGCGGCGCGAGCCGGAGGCGAGCTCCGGGGCCCGTGAGCGTGACCAGAACGTCGAGCACGCCGGGGTCGTTGGCGATCGCGGTCTCAGGCCAACGAACGCGCACCTCATCGTCGAGCAACTCGCATTGGAAGAAGTCGCCGCCGACGACTCCCCCGCTGTAGCGATTCCGCAGGACTGCGGTAGCCGTTGTGAAGGAGGTGAGGTCGAGCGGGTCACCCTCGCTGTCGACCGGCTCCAGGACGATGTCTTCCGTGGGGATGTCTCCGACGCGGTAGCTGGTCATGACCTCACCTCCTTCTTCTGATCGGTCTCGGGTTACGCTGCGGCGTTGCCGAACAGCTGGAAGCCGTCGGCGTACTCGATGAGGCTCTGGCTGTAGCCGTGGACGGCCTTGTCGATGCCGCCTCGAGCGATGTCGATGGCGTCCACCGTGAGGGGCGAGGCACCGGGCAGCTCGTTCAGGTGGGCGGCGTCGTGCGCTCCGACGAGCACCTCACCGGCACCCAGGACACCGAACTTGTCGCGGAGCACCTGCACGCCGTCGGCGGTGCCGTCCTGGCGGTTGGCCGAGAACGTGATGTACTCGGGCACCTTGTCCTTGGGCGTGAAGCGGAGCTCCTTGAACACGTCCGGAGCGACGATAACGAACGAGGGCTCGACATCGGTGTCGTCGAGCGAGTCGACTGCCGTGATGAGCTTGGTGATGCTGTCGTTGTACTCGACGTGCTGGCCCGAGGCGACCGGGACGGCGGTGCCGGCTGCGGCGTAGAACTTCTGCAGTGCCCACTTGTCGGTGACCTTGGCGTAGTCGGAGAAGAAGCGCTTGAGGAACGCATCGATGACCTCGTTGTTGCCGGGGATGTCGAAGAACTCGCGAGCGATGTCGACGGCAACGGCCCAGCGCTGGAACTCGCTGGACACGAGCGAGGTGGTGCCCGTTCCGGTCGGCACGCTGGCCTTGTTGCCGGAATAGGGTTGCACGAGCGGCTCGGCCGCATCGAGGACGAAGCCCTTCTCGTCCATGTTGGTGAGGTTGCCGTTTTTCACGAGTGACCAGAACTTGCGCTCGTAGGTCTTCTCGGTCCAGATCTCGCCCAGCCACGCGGGCTGAACGACCCCGGCACCCGGCAGCGCGCCGGCACCCGAGGTCTTGATGTCTGCCAGAGCGGCGAGGAGCGTGTCGTCACCCTTGCGAGCAGCTCTGAGGGCTTCGAAGACGCTGGTTGCTTTGGTGGGGACTACCGACGCCTGAAGCGTGGCGGGAGCGGTTGCAGTGGCCACGGGCGTGGTCTCCTTCGGTGTGGTGGGGGGCTTGGTGCTGGTCGTGTAGGGGGTGACGGTGGCGTTCCCGGCCTGGTCGGCGGTGGTCACGTCGATGCGGAGCGGGAGCACATCGGTGGCGATGGCCACAGAGCCGTCGTGCTGCGTCTTGACGTCGGTGGGCTTGACCTCAGGGTCGACCTCGGCCGGAGGGAGCTCTTCGGTGTCGGGCGCGAGGGCGGCGAGCAGGGTCGCGGACGGGAACGCGCCCTCCTTGACGAACGCGGCGCCGTGGATGTGGCCGCCGATGGCCCGGCCGTTCTTGATCTGAATGGCGGCCTCGACCGAGAGGTTGCGACGCGCGTTCGGGTCGCCGGCCTTAGCTGCGAGGAGCTCGTCGCCTTCGGCACCCTTGGCGACTCGCCAGGATCCGTAGACGCCGTGCTCGGTCTCGGTGAGCGTCAAGGTCGATGCGACGGGCTTCGAGTGGTCGTGGTCGAGGTTGGCGTTGAGGACGCTGTAGTCCTCGGGGAGCTTGAGTACCCCACGGTCGATGGTGAGGCGGCCAAGGTTGGTCTGGCCCTGCTCACCGAAGGGCAGGAGGAGGCCGGAGACGACTCGCTCTTCCCGGTTGGCGGTCAGTGTGCCCGCGTAGATCTCGATGTTGGTCATGAGGTTTAGTCCTCCATAGGGGCGCCGGTGGGCGCGGGGTCGAGGGTGTATTGCTCGTACTTGTCGAAGCGCACGCGGGTGCCGCGGGGCACCACGTCGTCCTGGCTGAGCCGCGCTTCAATCGGGCCGGTCCACTGCGGGAGCGCGAACTCGTAGAAGAGGTTTCGGTTGCCCTCGGTCGTCGTGTAGGTGAGCGAGGCCTGCGTGAGGGAGCCGTCGATCATGGTCGCGGGGATTCCAAGGTACGAAGAGACATCGGCCTTGGTCGCGTTCCGACCGGTCGTCATGAGCTCGGGATCGGACTGGCCGAAGACCTTCATGTCGATGCCCTGAGGCAGGAAGCCGACTGCGCCGTTCTCGTTATTGCGAGCGCTCGACCACTGCTTGACGTACTCGTCTACCTCGTCCTGCGTGAGGTTCGAGTCGTCGGTGACCTGAAGGAGGATGAGCGGGATCGGGTTGCGAGCCTGGCGGTGCCACGCGCGCTCTACGTCCTGCGCGCCTCGGAGGTTCTTGGCGCCGACATTGAGGAGGCCCGGAAAGATTGGGTCGAAGACGATGCACTCGGTGTCCTCGAGAGGTTCCTTGCGCCCGCTGAGGTAGATCTGACCGTCTTTGGCGGACCAGAGGTCACGGGGGCAGTACTCGGCTTCGAGGATCCTGCCGTCTGCGCCGCGGGTGGTGAGCCAGACGGCGTTGCCAAAGAAGATGAGGTCGTCCACGGTGAAACAGAGCCGGTCGTAGGGACTCACGGCACCGTTGGTCCGGTAGAGCCACGACGGCTGATCTTTCACCAGGCCGAGCTCGTCGAGGGCGCGGAGTGGGAAGCGGGCGACTGAGCTAGTCAGGAGGCCTTGAGCGCGGACGACGGCGGGAACCTGCATCGCGGCTGACCGGCTCAGCGGAAGGTCCACGCCGTCCACCCCGAACACTTCAGCGACGACGATCGAGCCGAGCTGTGAGGAATCCGCGTAGGGCGACAGGATGTTGACCGGAGACGAGAGTGCCGTCATGCGGCGCTTGCTCAATCCGAGCCGGTCAAGGAATCCCATACATGTAGCTTACGGCTGATTCCCAGCTAACCATCAGCCGAAGCTCGGCTTGAGCTTCGGGCGCGGCTTGGCCTCGTCGTAGTAGTAGAGCGCGAGGGCTGCGGCCTCAAGTGGCGTGATGTCCGCGCTGGGATCCTTGCGCGGTCGCCCGAAGCCCCATTTGTTCGACGTGGCCGTTCCCCGCTTGACCGCGACTCGCACGGCCTCGTCGAAGGCGGGCTGCGAATAATGCCGCATGTTCATCGCGTCGAGCTCCTTGACGAACAGGCTGGCGGCGGTCGAGACCGGACCCCAGAGCTGCGGAGCCATGCGCGGGCGCGGGCGCTCTCGGGCGAGAATGTCAGCCTCAACCGTGGTCGCGCTCGCCTGCCCGTCGTGCACAATCGCGACCCTGTGCTCCCGGGCGACGGCCAGCGCCCGCGCCACGAGACCCGCGGGGCGCGTCGAGTGCCAAAGGAGGCCGACGTGCGCCACACCGTCCACGCGCCATGCAGCGGCGAGGGACGCCCCGAGCCCGTCCGGGTGCACCGACATCGCGAGGCCGAACGTGTCGGGCACGCTGGGAAGAGCGCCGTCGTCGCCCGCCAGCGTCCAAAGCTGCGAGTTTATGAGGCCCGTGGCCGCGCCGGAGTTGCCGAAGATGGACAGGTACTCAGCCGCGAACTGCGCCGGCGTGATCTTCTCGTAGTTCGCCTGCATCTTCTCGAGCGTCGTCAGCGTGCCGATGCCGGGGTGTGCCGCGAGCACGAGCGGGACAACCAGATCCCAGTCCTCCAGGTCGTCCATGTTTGTCGAGTCGGGCGCGGCGTACTCGATGATGGCCGTGCTGGCCTTGCCGTCGCGACCGTCCTTGAGGGTGTCCCAGAGGAGGTTGCCGTCGCGGAACGGTGCGGCCGTCCCAGCCACGATGATCTGCGCATCTTCGCGCGTGTCAGTCGTCGGCAAGATCGCGCCGAGGAGGTCTTCGGTCATAGCGGCGGTGGCCTCGCCGGCCTCGTCCAGGATCACGAGGTCAAAGCTGTCGCCGCGGTAGGACTCTCCCATCGGAGGCAGCACCTGGAAGATGGAGCCGTTGTCGAACTCGATGCGCTCCGAGCCGCCGGCCTTGCGGATCTTGAACGGGCGCGAGTCGGGGTCCGGGTAGACCTTCTCGAGTACGGGCACGATGTCCTTGCGGAAGCGGTCGCGAGCCTTGCCGCCCGACGTGCACGCCGTGTAAGCGACGGCGTAATCCATTCGCTCAGCGCAACGGCCCAGCGCGAGCGCAAACAGCGAAGTCGTCTTGGCGGATCGACGGGGCAAAAGCACGCCGACGAACTGCTGGCCCACTGCGCACACGTCCGCAAGACGGAGTTGCTGCGGCTTGAGCTCTCGCGCGCGACCGACCAACCCCATGAGGCGAGCGCCAGAAATGAACTCCTCTCGCTTCGCCAGATCGGAACTGAGTTCCGACTGATTGAGAGGGGATATGCCCGAGTCTCGAACATCTTCCCAAGGACCGGATACATATGCCTTGGAGTCCATGGACGGGGACTCGGACGACTTCTCAAAACCTGACATATCAGCAGCCATCAGCCGCCCACTTCCTATGAGCGAGGCGGTCGGCCTCGGAGTAGTAACCGTTGGCGATCATGCAAGGGTGCTCGTCGTTCCAGGTCATCCAGGCCCACGGGTCGGTGGGGAAAGGCTGCCCCGGCCTGCACTCGCCACAGTGGACGCACTGCACCCACCACTCGGTAGCGGTGCGTCGGAAGTCCACCTGCTTCTTATGCATGAGTCACCACGGGAGCCACCGGGTATCGTCCGCCTTGGCCTTGGCTTGCTTGGCCGCGCCCATCTTGCCGCCCGCCGATCGGTTGCACGCCCTGTGGCTGGGCCCCAGGTTCTCGGGTGCGTCCATCATTGGTCGTGTCCACCCTTCGGCCTTGGCCTTGCTCACGCTGACTCGGTGCCCTACGTCGAACACCTGCCCGGTCGTAATGGGCCGGCCGCAGTCCACGCACACGGCGACGCCAGCCCGGATCTGCGCGGCGTACCTGGGGCGCATGACTGAGATGAGCTTCTGCCACTCGGCCCCGCGATGATGATCTGACACCCACTAATTGTCCCAGCGATTACCAGCTAACTCACAGGCTGTCGTCAGTGGAATGAGCGCCGCACCCGGAGGGATGGGCCTGGTGCGGCGCTCCTGCTTCAGGCTTGGTCTTAGTTGGAAGGTGCCGAGTTGTAGACGGCTGCCTCGATATTGGACTGGTTTCCGGCGATCTCTTTCAAGACCTTCGTTTGCTTCTCAAGCTCGCGAACGACGTTGCGAAGCTCGTTGATTATCATTTGGTCTGACACGGTGCCTCCCGGCGGTTAGGTGTGCTGAACCCTAGCCGGAGCCTCCGACACCGCTGCCGTTTCTGAGGGGGAGTGAACGAGATTATTCACTCCCCTCCATTCGCTCCCGCCCCAGAGGGGGGCGTAGGGCCTGAATGAATGGAACGGGGGCCTAAACCCCGGGGCTATCCCAGACCAGGCGGATGTAGGGCGCCTTGTTTGACTCTCCATTTTTTCGGATAAGCCCGAGCTCGAGCGCGCGCTGGCGGCAGGCGTTGAACTCCTTGTCTGATCTGTAGCCAAGGGCCGTCTTCATTTCTGACGACTTGTACTCCTGGTTTGGGGTCAGCCGAGCGACCCGTTCCTTGACCTTTTCGTCACGCGCCATAGCGTCGTCGTCTGACAGTTCCGCGACCACGACATGCCCACCTACCCGCATGAGATGGAGGTCAGGCGTGGTGCGCTCTTCGGCGTCCCGCTGCTTACCGTGGCGTCCAGCGTCCGTGGAGAGTGTGAAGCTGTCACGGTTGCCGGCGCCGATGATGAGCGTGTCTGAGTCGTCCCGGAAGGCTGAGGCGCCGCGGTGCTTGGACGAGCGGTTGCCGCGGGCGTCGGTGCTCTCGGTCGTGTGCGCGATGAGCAGGATCGTCACTTCGGGTCCGCAGTCGCGGAGGCGCTTGAGCTCGCGGTAGATGCCCGACACCTCGGCGTTGTCGTTCTCGCTCTTCACTGCGAAGGAGCTCGCGAAGGTGTCGATGATGACTAGGCGGTATTGCGAGGATCGGATGCGCTTCTCGATCTGCCTGAGCGTCGGCACATTCAGCGTGGCTCCGGGTACGAAGTGGATGTTGCCGCCCGTTGTGCCGGGCTCGTAGCCGTGATGGATGTCCCAGGCCCGGATGCGCTTGTCGAGGTTCGCGAAGCCCTCGGCCTCGATGAAGAGCACCTCGCCTTGGGCCACCTCGTGATCGAGCCAGGTCTCATTGGTGCCCATGCAAAGGGCCCAGTCGAGGGCGATAGCCGTCTTGCCGACACCACCCGTGGCCGCGAGCGTCGCGACCGTGTTCGAGTACAGCCAACCGTCGACCAGTGGTGCGGACGGCTTGATGAGTTCGAGGTCGGCGCGGGTGAGGATCTGCAGCGGCGGTGAGGTGCGCATCTCTTCGGCGAGTTGCTGCACCTGCTCGCGACGAAGGATGTCCCGGGCGTCGCGAAGGAGCGACTCGTCGATCGGTGCGTCCGCGGTCTGCTCGGGCAGCGCGCCGAACTGAGCCTCCATCGCAGGCACGAACGCCCACGGCTCGAACGCGCCGAACTTGGAGACGGCCCCCTCGAGCGAGATGTCGAACTCGCGACGGTTCTCGGGAGTGTCGTACTCGCCTCGGAGCCATGCTGTCTTGAGCGCACTGAGCGCGAGAGCAATGCCGGCGTCACCATCTGCGCCGCGACCTACGATCTGCCGCTGCAGGGCAATGAGCTCCGCATGGCCGAAGTCGGTCTGAGGAATTGACGCGACGACCGCGGCAACTTGGCCTGAAATCGGCCCCTTTGCGCAGAGCTCGACCCACTCCCCCACGGCGCCATCGAATGCGCCCGAGGGTGGTGCGACTGGGCGCGGACGGGTGAGCCATTCCGGCGCGGGCGCGGGTGGAAGCGCAGCCTGCTCGAGGCTCCCCCACCAGATCGTGTAGCCAAGGCCGGCACACCGGTCAACGTGCCGCATGCCGTCGTAGGTGATCTCGCGAGCTAGGCCGGTCTCGCTTGTGTCCCGGTAGACGTAGTGCGCACCACCCGAGCGCGTCGAGTAGGTGATGGTGTCGGGTGGGGTCAGGCCCCTCTCGCCGAGGGAGTCGAAGCCGGTCTCGGATCCGTGCACGTCGATGTCGAGGACCACGACGTTGCTGCGGCCGTTGTCGATACCGACCAAAGGTGCGTTCGGGTAGTCGACCGAGAACCATGTGGCGATGACCTCGGGGTCCTGCGACGAGTCGTGAAAGCCGTGAGGGGTGAGTGGGATCTTGTTGGGCCCGACAGGTAGCACGTAGTACCCGTTGGCGGCGAGGGTGAGCGCGAGGTGGAGCGGCTCGGTCATGCGCGCCGCACCAGGCGTTCGATGCGCTTCATGAGCGGTGGGCCATAGGTGAGGACTTCGCGGGCATCGCCCCGTTGCCACTGATAGATCCACTGTTCTTGAGCGACGAGTGATGTGAGGGCGTCGAGTTGGGCGGGCGTGTTTGGGCCGGGCGTATCAAGGATGAGGTTGGTGACATCGCTGGCGGCGAAGCTAAACGAGTTGACCGCGATACGCATCGCCTCAGGGTCAGCCGTCTCAGTCGATTGCCCCGTGGGCAGGAGGTCGACCACGGCTTGCGCGGTCTTCATGTAGCGCTCGGCGGGGGTCATGCTTCGGGTTCCGTTCGATCAAGTGAGGCTCGGACAATGCCGTAGTCCACGGAGTGGACGCCGTGTCGCTTCTGAGCGATGTGGTAGATCAGGACGCCGGAATCGAAGGTGGCTCGTATGGCCTGATCGCGCACCCTGGCGCTTTCTGCGCAACGGGCCTTGAGGTCAAGGTCGAGTCGGACGCGGCCCTCTTCGGCGAGTCGCGCGGTCTCGATGCGTTTGCGGGAGACTTCGGCGTCATAGGCGGTGCGGGCCAGCTTGGCGTCGGCAAGCAGGGCTCTGTGGTCGGCATCTGCTTCCGTGAGGTGGTCGAGGTGGGCTTGCTGTGCAGCGTCGAGGATCTGCGTGGCCTTCATCGGTCGACCTTCGTCCAGGCGTCGATGGCTTCCCAGTCGGTGAACGTGAGCGCTCTCCGCTCGTCATCGTTGCGGGCCGTGAAGTAGGCGCGCGCTGCGGCGGTGCGCTCGGGAGTCGCGACGCCGAGCTCGGGCATGTCTGAGGTCTCGCAGTTGTGGCAGGTGGAGGGGGCATAGCCGACGTGCCACCCGTCGCGGTGCTCTTCGAAGAGCGCGGCGTGGTCGACGGGCGCCGGGGTGAGCTCGACGGCGCTCATGCCGCGACCTCGGCGATCGCCTTCGCGAAGAAAGCGTCGATGCTCTCTTGCGTCACGAACCGCCGGCCGCCGATCTTCAGTGTCTTGAGGGGGCAGTCCTTGGTCTGAAGCCAGAACCTCATGGCGGGCTCGGTCTTGCGGAACTGAGGCGCGGCCTCGGGGATGGTGAGCAGGTGGACTGTCATGGCGACTCCTTGTCAATGCGAACACGTTGTGTTCATCTGAACATGAACTTACTACTACCGTCATGTGTCCGCAACCGCATAGGATGTTCCCCATGCAACGAGAAGAAGATGTTTCCAAGAAGGTCGGCTCCCTCATCGCGGCCCGCCGATCCGCCCTGGGCCTTAGCCAGCGGGCATTCGCCGAGTCCCTTGCGGGGCAGGGCATGACCGTTGACGCGTCGGCCGTGTCGCGCATCGAGAGCGGTGCCCGCGTGCTGAGGGTTACCGAGCTGCTCGCCATCGCGACTCTTCTAGACGTTCGACTGGGTGACTTGGTTCCCCAGTCGCCTTCCGAAGATCCGCTGCGGCACCAGAAGATTGGCCTCCTTAGCGCGAGAGCGAATCTTCTCGAGGGCCTTAGGTCATTCCTCGATGCCCGAGTCGAGCTCGCCATATCAGCCTCCATGCTGGGGCTGACTGACGATGCTGACGTGGCACCGCTCCTCGCTGATGACCTCGAGGCCATGGTCGAGCACGCGCGCGCAGAGCAAACGAACCTGGGTGACTCCGATGGCGAGTCTTAAACAGCGGCCAGACGGCCGCTGGCGGGCACGGTATGTCGGTGAGGACGGCAAGGAGCATGCCGCGCACCGTCCGACCAAGAAGGCCGCACAGGAGTGGCTAGACGAGCAGACCGTCGCGCTGCGGAGTGGCGCCTGGGTTGACCCCAAGACGGCCAAGGTCACGCTGGCCTCGTTCTACTCGGACTGGGCCACGCGCCAGGTCTGGGCGAACGGGACGATGCGGGCGATGGACACGGCCATGAAGGGCTGCACCTTCCGAGACAAGCCCCTCCGCGACCTTCGCCGCTCGCATGTCGAGTCATGGGTCAAAACGCTGACGACCACGCTCGCACCTGGCACCGTGCGCACGCGCTTCAACAACGTCCGATCGGTGCTCCGTGCTGCCGTGAAGGATCGACTGCTCGGTGCCGATCCGTCTGAGGGTGTCGCGCTCCCTCGCCTGCGACGCGCCGCGCACGCAATGTCGATCCCGACGCCGGAGCAGGTTGGCCGAATGCTTGAGGCGTGCGACCTCCGGCTTCGGCCGCTCGTGCTCCTAGGCGCGTTCGCCGGCCTGCGCATCGGAGAGGTTGCCGCCGTGCGTCTCAGTGACGTGGACTTCCTGCGGAGGCATCTGCATGTGCAGAGGCAGGTCCAATGGCACGAGGGCGCGATAGAGCTGGTGCCTCCGAAGTACGGATCCGAGCGGCACGTCGCCCTCTCGGACGGCCTGCTCATAATGCTCAGCGAGCACAAGAACAACGTCGGCGTCTACGGCGCGGACGAGTACCTCTTCGCAGGTAAAGACGGCCTACCGCCGTCGGGCGACCAACTCCGCCACAACTGGCGGGCGGCGGTCAAGTCGGTGGGCCTCGGCGAGTTCACCCCGCACGACCTCCGACACTTCTACGCATCGGGCCTGATTGCGGCCGGCGCGGACGTGGTGACCGTTCAGCGCGCACTCGGTCATGCGAAGGCGACGACCACGCTCGACACCTACAGCCACCTCTGGCCGACCGCAGAGGACCGGACGCGCGTGGCTTCCGGGGCGATGCTCGCCGAGGCGCTCCAGAATTCCGCGGACTTTTCACGGACTAGGGACACCCAGAAGGCCTAA